TAGACGGTGTGTTACGTGATCTTTTTGGTAAAATAGAGGACACTCACCAAAAATATTTCCCATCTGAAGAGGATGAGAAAATAAAAATTAAAGATTATGATTTTGATAAATGGTTACATTTTCCTGAAGAAGAAACTAAACAAGCAGAATTAGAATTTAACCCTGAATTTAATGAAGAAAAATTCTTAGATGAAGAACAAGATTTAACTTTTAATAATAACGTTAATAAAGTTACAGTTGAGGAATTTCTTTATGAAAAATGTACTTTAGAAATTTTTGGTTATGCAGGTGAAGAGATTCATTCTGCTATGGAAACTTTAAACCAATTGATAATCGAAAACCCTGAACACGAATTTATTATAATAAGTAGAGAAATAGGTATGTCTATACCTTCTACATTCTTCTTTTTATCTAAAACAAAATGTATGTGTCAGAATATAAAATTTGTTAAAGATTATGAAAATGTGTGGCCCCATGTAGATGTTATGATTACGGACCATCCTAAAGTTATAACTAGTAAACCAAGAGGTAAAATATGTGTTAAAGTTACCAAAGAATTTAACAATTTAAACATACAATCTAACATTGATATAAAATCAATTAAAGAAATTGATAAAGGATTTATACAAAATTTAGAAAATATTTTATCTAAAGAAAAGGTGGTTTGGGTACTTTAAAAAGTTTACATCTCAAATTTTATAATTAATTATTAATCATGGAACAATTATTTAATATAGCCAATGAAGAATTCTATATAGATATTGATAGAATTTCGGATTACATTAGAATCGATACTGATGTTGATTTTCTTTTAAATAAACAAATTGAAGAAGAAGGTGAAGAACCTATTGAAAACCTACCCCACGACCCACAAATGATAGATGTTGCTAAATGGGAAGTTGTTAAAGCTTTAATAGAGTCAATTTTAAATGAAAATGGTATCATAGATGAAAGTATGGGAATTAAAAAACTTGAAGGCCAATTATCTATACCATTTAGATTAGCCTTTAATACACTAATAAAAAATAAAATAATAAAGAAAAATGGATAATAAAGAAGAAATCGTAAAATCCTTAATGGAGAATTTAGAGAAAATGGAAAATAAAAATTTCTCTATTTATTTTTTTGTGATTGATACACAAGGTAATCACGTAGGTTCTGTAGCTTATGTTTATGAACAAGTTAAATTATTAAATGAACTTGGTTATAAAGCCTCTATTCTACATGAAAAAAATGATTACACAGAAAATCAAATTAATTTCATTAAAAATTGGTTAGGTGAAGAGTATGGTGACTTACCTCACGTATCAATTCAAAACCAAAACATTAAAGTTAGTACAACTGATTTTATTGTAATCCCTGAACTTTTCGCTAATGTAATGGAACAAACTGTTAATTTACCGGCTAAAAGAATTGTTTTGTGTCAGTCATACGATTATATTACTGAAACATTACAACCTGGTAAAAGTTGGAGAGATTATGGTATTACAGATTGTATTACAACTACTGAATCACAAAAAGAATATATTGAAAGTCTTTTTAATAATACAGTTAAAGTTAATGTTGTACCTGTTAGTGTTGATGAAAATTTTTCTGAACCTAAAAAACCTAAAAAACCAATTGTAGCAATTTTTACTAGAGACCAAAGAGATACAGTTAAAATCTTTAAAACTTTCTACTTGAAATACCCTCATTTAAAATGGATTACATTTAGAGATATGAGAGGTATGAGTAAATCTGTTTTTGCTAAAGGTTTATCAGAAGCTTGTGTATCTGTATGGGTTGATGATATTGCTGGATTTGGTGGTTTTGCTATTGAATCTATGAAATGTGGTACCCCAGTAATTGGTAAAATTCCTAATCTATTAAATGGTTGGATGAATGAAAAAAATGGTATTTGGGTAGATAGTATTAACGCTATTCCAGATGTATTATCTAAATACTTACAAGCATGGTTAGAGGATAATTATTCCCCTGAACTTTTAGAAAGTATGAAAGAAACAGTTAGTAATTATACACCAGAAATCCAAAAAGAAAAACTTAAAGAAGTATATAGTGAAATTATTAACAATAGAATAGAAGAATTTAAAACTACTTTATCTAAATATAAAGTTGATAACCTTGAAGAAAAAATTAATCAATAATGGAAAGTAATGTAACTGTAGTATTACCAATTTTAACATTGGGTGAATCTGAAAAAACGTATTTTGCTAACGCAATAGGTAGTGTTAGGGAACAAAAAGTTTTACCAAAAAAATTATTAATTGTCATACCTAAAAATGAAACACTTAAAAATGAATTAGAATCTTTTGATTATGGTGATAAATTATCTGATAAGGTAACTATTTTAGAAAACGAAGGAGAAACAGATTTTTGTTCACAAATAAACTTTGGGGTTAGTAAAGTTGAGACAGAGTGGTTCTCAATTTTAGAAATCGATGATGTGTATTCAAATATTTGGTTTGATAACTTTACTAAATATAGTGAGGGTTATGAGGATGTAGACGTATTCTTACCGATAGTTCTTGATGTTAACACGGACAACCAATTTATCCATTTTACTAATGAACCTGTGTGGGCTAAAGACTTTACAGAAAATTTAGGGTTTTTAGATAATGACGCATTATTAAATTTCCCCAATTTTCAAACATCAGGTGGAGTTTATAGAAAAGATTCATTTACTAGTGTTGGGGGATTAAAACCTGGTATTAAAATGTTCTTTAATTATGAACTACTTTTAAGATTAACTTATTATGATAAAAAAATCATGACAATCCCAAAAATCGGGTACAAAAAAGTTAATATGAGACCTGATTCTTTATTTTGGGAATATAAAAATATCCCAGGAAAAATTATTGACCCAGTAGAATCTAGATTTTGGTTCAATACTAGTAAAAAAGAGTGTTACTTCAAAAATGACAGAGGCATAAAATATGAGATGGAATCATCTACGATGTAATTGTTAACCTTTAACATCATAATAAAAATAGATGAAACATAACTTATGTCAGAAAAAAAAGTTAGAGGAAGAAAACCTAGTAACAAAAAATCTTACTTTGACGTTGAAGAAGAAGATGCTGTAAGAAAATTCATATCAATAGGCACTATGGTACAAGACCCTAGTGCCATTGATGGTTTTAGGTGGACTGGAAGTACAGAAGAATCTAGAGAAAGAGATAAAATCTATAAGGATTTTTTAAAAATACCTTTAGATAAAATGGTTGAAAGTATTATACGTAAGTATAAACTTTACCCTAAAACAATGTCATTTGAGGATGCTCATTCAGATGCTTTATCATTTTTAATGATAAAATTTCATAAATTTAAACCAGATAAAGATAAAAAATCTTATTCTTATTTTGGTACCATCTGTAAAAGATATCTATTAGGTCGTTTAATAAAAGACGACAAAAAAATCAAATCAATTTTACCTTATGAAGATTTTTCTTCTGAAATAGAAGAAGATTTAGATAATAGTTATGAAATTGATAACGATTATTTAGACCTTACGGAATTAATAGGTAAAATATCTGAAGGGATAAAAGAAGAAATGAACAATAAAATCTTAACAGAAAACGAATTAAAAGTAGGTGTATCTTTAGTTAAGATTTTAGATGAATGGGATAATATATTTAGTGATGAGATTAGTAAAAATAAGAAGTATAATAAAAATTTAATTTTATTATATATGAGGAACATGACTTCTTTAAACACTAAAGATATTAGAAACGCTATGAAACGTTATAAAACCATATATAAAATATTAAAGGACGATTTATAAAAATCTTATTAGAATATTTATATATAAAATACAATGGGAAGACCTAAGAAAAAAGACATAAAATTAACTACAGATAGTTTTTTATCCGTTGCTCAAGAAGCCTACAATGAACTTGTTGAGCAACGTACTACTGCTATCAGACAAATAAACGAAAACAAAAAATCTGTAGACGTTGAAGATGTTCACGATTTAGTAAATTTAAATAAAGCTAACACGGACTTACTAAAACTAGTTGATAGTACGATAGATAAGAAATTATCACTAGTTAAATTAATGAGTACTTTAATTTTTAAGGGAGAAAATCTTGATAGTGTGGCAAATAATGGTCAATTAACACCTGAAGACTATGAGTTATTAAGGAGTATTATGACCAAAGATGACGATGGTAAAGAAAAATAAAAATGTCATTTATAAATGATAAATCTGGGTTAGTAGGTGAAATAGCGGTATCTAAAGCCATTGAAGATAATTTCCCCAAGTTAAATAAAGGTCAAGTATCTTTTGATAGTATAAAAAGTGCTGAAGGTAATTTAATACCATTTTTTTTAGATTTATTAGTGATGTTAGTTGATTCTGGTGAAGTTAAAAAAGAATTCACCAAGTTTATATCTAAAACCGATGTATGGGAAAAGGATGTAAAAGAATCTATAGTACAAACTATGGTAGAAAATTATTCTAATACATTTAATTTTAGTGGTATAACAGATACTTTCCCTATACAATTAGATATTAAAAATGTTGACATAAATAATTTATTAAAGGTATCTGCTGACACAAAAATGGGTAAATATTTTTATGGTGAGGCAACAAATGATATAAACGCTGTATTATCTAAAGTAACAAGTACAGGTAACGCTTCTTATGGTGGTATATTTAATTTTAATTTCACCCAACCTGGAACGTTAAATGTTAATCTATTACCTTCTTATACAAATGTAACATTTGAAAAATTAATTAGAGATTCTTTTAATAGTACAAGAATTTTAGCCCCTAATGTTTTATTAACAAAAATAATGGATTCAACCTTTGGTTCACTGTCCTCAGTTTCAGATAAAAGTTATGAATGGTTTTTAGAACAACGTAAATTAGCTAAAACTGTAGAAAAAATTATTGACAAAGAAACTACAACCAAAACAGAAACCAATATATATGATAATAGTTTTTTTGAGTTTACAAAAAGTGAAACTGAAGAAATAGAAAAAACTGCTAAAGAATTATATGATGGAGTCTATTTAGTTAGTTTAGGGTGTGGTATTGGTGAGAATTTTATAGATTTAAACTCTTTTGACGAGTCATTTACTAAAATTAACGATATAAGACCTTCTTTAGTTAAAGAGGCTGTAGTTAGTTTTACAGATACTTTAATATCTAATTCTACTATAGGTATTGGTAGTGAAAATAAAAAAAATGTAGAATATAATATAATTGCTGAAATATGGAAAAATCTTACAGGTATACTCACAAATATGGTGGTAACCAACCCGTTTGTTGTTTTAATGTTTCAGATAGCAGAAAATTTAGTTAATGGTGGTAGTTTAAATTTTGGTACTAATTCTTTAGTTAGTAGTAAAATAGAAAATTTTATTAAATTATTAAAAGGTCCAGTTGTTTGTATAATTAAAAGAATATATAAAGTGGTTTTAATATTTTTATTTAAAAAAATAAAAAAAGAATTATTAAAAATTATAGCTAAGAGATTAGCTAAAGAACAAGAAGACCAAAGAAAAAATTATGTTTTAATTTTAAAAACTGCTAAAAGGTTATTGGAGAATGTGAATGTAGCGTCATTAATAAGAGGTCAATAAAAAAATAATCATGGCTAATATACCTAACATAAACCCAAACGCTGACTTAAATGTTAACATAGATTTTAGTAAATCAGCTGATGTAATAAAATCTTTATTAAAACTATTCAAAATACCGTCTTTACCGGCACCAACAGTAACAAAAGTACAATCCTTATCAGCTTCATTAAGACCTGGGTTATCAGCGACTAAAATTGCTGCTGAAATTATTAGGAAACAATCTGATGCTGGTGCACCTGTTGGTAACTTAGACGATGGGTCAGAAAACATTAGTGAGAAAATGGAAGTTATCCGTGTACAAGAAATAATCAATGCTTTAATTAGTGATGCCAGAATTACTGTTACTTTATATCCGGGACAAACAATTCAGGCTACAGGAGGTAATGCTGGTGGACCTATAGTTGTTATTGGACAAACCTTGACATTAGGAAAAGGCACAGGTATTATTCAGTAATATGAAAAAATCGGAACTTGAAAATAAGACCAACTCTGAATTACTTTTATTACAAAAGCAAAAGAGGGATTTATTTGAAAAAATTAAATATGACATAGTTAAGTTATATGATTATTGGACAAAAATAGAAATGGATTATAATCAAATAACAGATGAAATCAATAAAAGAAACATTAAAAAATAATGGCTGATAATTTATTTAGAGGTAAAATACCTAACCAAGGTAAACTATCATTTTTTAATTTTGATAACGGTACAGGTATTAATAATGTTTATGTTGGTGTTGTTGTTAGTATTGATGACCCTTTAAATGCTGGCAGGATAAAAGTTAGAATACCTAATCTAGATATTAATAAGGAAATTTTCTGTAAAGAAAGGAAAAAAAATGGTGGTAATGTAAGACCTTTATATAAAAAACAGGGAAATGAAAAGGAACAAATTTTTGATACCGAACAATTAAATACATTAAACGAAATTTCAAATAAAGATACTAATTTAAATTCTGCTGATTGTATTGAAATTCCTTGGTCTACCCCATTTTTACCAAAACACTTCCAAGTCTTACCAAAAGTAGATGAAATAGTTAAAGTAGTAATATACGATACAACAAAACCAAATTTAAATAGAGAGTGGGTTGGTCCTATAATTTCTTTAAGGGATAAAATAAGTTTTGATAGTTACAATACAGCTGGTTCTACTATGAATACGGCTTTAATATTTGCTACTAGTGACCCAACAGACAGAATTAATCTTAAAAAAAGAGGTGGATTTACCGGTGGATTTCCTGAACCTTTAGATATAGCGATACAATCTAGAAATAACGCGGATATAGTACTACCTACTTTTCAAAACAGAAACGGTAATATACTTAAAGGTGGTGAAGTTTTAATTAGAGCTGGTAAATTATTAGCTGAAAATGATGGGGTTAATTTAAAATTAAATGATATTAATCCGGCTTATTTTAGATTAAAGGTTTTAGATAATAATTTAGATAGTAGAAAAAATTCACCAGTAAACCCTAATATTGCTCCAGAAACACACACAATGTTGTTTTCAGATTTCATTAGTATAATTTCACATAAAAATGGTGAAAAAGGTTCTGACGGTATTAAAAAAATAAACCCCATAATTGAAACTGATAATGAAATTAGAAATGTACACGCTAGTTTACAACCTTTAATTAGAGGTAATTTTTTAATTGAGTTTTTGGAGTTACTAAGAGATTATGTAGCTAATCATAACCATCCATATAACGGTTTACCTGCTACAGAGGCTAATTCAAAACCGGACATTCTCAAATTTGATTTAAATAAATTGTTATCAACAAATATTAGGATTAACTAAGATATTTATTAAATAAAAAGTTTAATGAATATCGCTAGAACATATTTTAATAAAGATACTGTGATTGTAAGAAATTCTTGTGCAAACACAGGTAGAAACCCTATAACTGAATTATTCCACGGAGGATCAAACGACATTGATTTAGTATCCTTTTCAAGATACATATTTAATGTTGATTTAACTGATTTAATTCAAAGAGTTAATAATAAAGAGTTGTTTATTGATAAAATGACTCATAAAATAAATCTAACAAATACCTCTTGTTTTGATAGGGAATTATTTTGTAAAACTTTTGCTAGTTCATGTGGTGAAGCAAAAAGAGCAACTGGTTTTGATTTAATACTTTTTGAGGTTCCTGAATTTTGGGATGAAGGTAATGGTTATGATTATGTACCAGCAAAAAGTTTAGGTTGTGATTTAGGTGATCAAGTTTATTGTGAAGGTCCAGCTAATTGGTTTGACCGTGAATTTAACACCCCTTGGTCTCATTCCGGAGTTTATACTGATCCCACAATGTGGTGGTCAGGTTCAACAACAGGTTATACAGGGACTACAACTAATTTAATAAAAGGAACACAACATTTTGATAGGGGTAATGAAAATTTATGTATAGACATAACTAACTATGTTAACGAATTAATTTCTAGTGGAATCACACAATTAAATTTAGGTGTAGCTTATGAATTATCACAAGAAATGGTACCACAAGATGATATTTGTTATGTAGGATTTTTTAGTCGTGAGACACAAACGGTTTATGAACCTTTTATGGAAACCCAATTTGACGATACAATTAAAGACGATAGAGACAACTTCTTCCTAGACAAGACTAACAAACTATGTCTTTACGTTAATGCGGGTGGAGAAAGGGTTAATGCAAGTATTTCTAACGTTTCTATCTACGATCAAAATGATAACGTGTACCAAATAATACCTAATACAGGTATAACCCAAGTTACAACAGGTGTATATTGTGTTAATGTTAGTGTACCAGGTAATCCTGTTAGTGGTTATTGTGGTAATATACAATTTAGAGATGTTTGGGAAAATGTTACTGTAAACTCACATAATGTTGGTGATATAGAACTAGATTTTATTATACAAGATAAAGCAAATTATTATAATATAGGTTCTAGTAATAGTGCTGGAGCTTTTGGTTTAGGTGTTAGTGAGGCAAATAATAGGTCTATATATGATTATGAATTTGCTGTACACGGTGTAAAAAGAAGAGAAAAAATTAAAAGAGGTGACACAAGAAGGGTAGATGTAAAAGCTAGGGTCCCTTTAACTTTTGACCAAACACAAGCTGTAGATAAAATTTATTATAGAATCTTTATTAAAGAAGGTGAAACTCAATTAGATTATATTGATTGGAATGAAGTTAGTAGAACACCTGATGGTAATTTCTTCTTATTGGATACTTCTTGGTTTATACCAAACGATTATTTTATGGAGATAAAGATTGAGTCAGGAAATCAAATTAGAACGTACAATGATGTGATACAATTTGAGATTGTATCTGAAAAAGATTGGTGTTAACAAAAAAGGTCTGATTTATCAGACCTTTTTTTATTATTTTTGAACACCACCTTTTCTAGTCTCACCGTACCCAAACATCATTATGTAGGATACAGAATCTTTATTAAAATTATGTTTCATGTTAGGGTATTTAGATTTTAATTCACCTAACAAACCATTACCTAGATCATTAACATAATTAATAATTTCTTGATTATTGATCCATGAATCAGGGTTTCCGTATTTTTTTCTTGCCTCCTCGTACCAGTTTTCACCACTTTCTTTCATCAATACATTAACAACTCCTTGAGCAGGTACAATAACCCACACCACCTCGGCATTTGTTTGTACAATTAATTGTACTTTATCAACTAAATCATATCTTGTACTTAAACCTTTATCTTATATTACCTTCTTCAGTAGATATTTTAACCTCAAATCCCTTTTTCTTTAAAAAAGAATACATTTGTTTAGACATTTGTTTTAACTCTAAAATATCTTCCTTTAATAAACCTTTATCTTTAAGATATTTTTCCTCTAATCTTTGATTAGCTTCTAATATAACTTTATATTTGTCTTGTTTTCTCATTGTTTTTTTATTTATCATGTAGTCTTTTAAACACTGCTAATAGTTCAGGAGAATTTTTTATTTTATCTAATAGGTCTTTCATTTTGGTATCTAAAAATTTTTGATAATCTTCATTACTTTTAAAACCCATTTTTTCCCAATCCATTTCAACCTTCTTTTCTTTAGATCCCTTAAAACCTAGTTCACTTCTACCTGACAATGTATTTTTATCTCTATTATCACCAGCAGTTTTAAAACCTATAGCTTTTTCCTCTAATCTTTTATTGGCTTCTAATATAACTTTATATTTGTCTTGTTTTCTCATTAGTATGAATAATTTCTACCTTCTTTTTTAGCCCTTTCTTGGGACATATACATCATTTTCTTTCTTTCTTGCATTTGTTTTTGTTTATCCTCATGACCTTGTTGTTGAATAAACTTACCAACAGTTTTTTTAGAATCACGTAGTTTTTGTTCCAATTTACCGAAATCTTTTAATATACCATCAATTTCATCAGAATAACCATCATCACCAGTAACTTCCTTACATAAATTTTCAAAAGAACTCTTTGAATTATTTAGAACACTAATAATATCATCTATAGTGGAAAGTTCACCTTTTTTACCTTTTACCACTTCAATTTTATCTTCTTTTTCCTCACCTTCTTCACGGATGATTTTTTGAACCAATTTCTCTATATCGTTTTCTGTAAGTCTAATTACTTTTTTCATATTTAATATTTCTATATAAATATCACAAAAAGAGTAAAAAAATTATCAAGGACCTTTGATTGATTAAAAAAAGTTATTTATATTTGTACTATCAAAGTTCAGAAAAAATTATTCAAATATGGCAAGAGTTAAAGATTTAAAAACACAGAACCCAAATTACGTAATTGATGTTATTGACGTATTGGCTTCAATGGACCCAACCAAGTCCAACAAATATCTCCCATTCATGATTAAATGTACGGCAGAGTGGGTTGAGTGGATTAACAATGAATTACGTAATGAAACATTTAAAGAAATGTTTGAAGTTATCAAAGACTTTGAAAATCTATCAGAACGTAATCTTTTGGAAAATAAGGATATCTATTCTTATGAATCAAATCAAGACATTATTGAGGCAGTTAAAACTGCTAAAGAAAAAGTAACCCGTTCTGAGGTTAAGAAAAATGAAACCGAAGTTCTTTATGAGGATGAACGTTGGTTGGTTATTTTCCCTCTTACAACTCGTAGCTCAAACCTTTATGGTAAAGCAACCAAATGGTGTGTAGCGAGTGAAGACCATAACTATGGCAAATACTTTAAACAATACACTGAGAATGGTGTCCTTGTTTATGTTATTGACAAAACCATTAAAGATGCTGAAGCAAGAAATAACGTGTTGTCAAAAGTAGCATTCCATAACGATAGAAACAAACCTGATGGGATTACGGCTTGGGATGTGAAAGATGCACAACTTAGTGTTCCAAATGTGATGAAGTTCACATCCATGGTTGGACCTGAAATTGTTAACATTATTTATGACCGTCTTGAAACTGGTTTAACAAACAAGAAAGCGGCGGAACAAAAAGGTTTAAAAGAACTATAAAAAATAAGGGGAATCAATGATTCCCTTTTTTTGTTTTATATCTATAATTTAATTATGTTTAGAAAACAAATACAGAAACATGATTTTTTAAATGGTGGCCCTGAAAAACAATATAGTTTAAATTTTGGTGTTGATTCTTTTGGGGTAGATACACCCACAGGAATGTTTACTATTAATAATCATACAGCAATTAATCCACAATTTAGATTAAATAATATTGATAACGGGGAAATATTTTTGGTTACAGAAAATGTCTTAAGATGGAATGGTCAAAATCTAATTACTGAAGATAGAATTAATGAATTAGTGGAAGCTAGAATAAGAGAATTAGGTCTTATTTAGTGAAGTCATTTAAGATATTACCTTTATCATCAAATAAAACCCACACACCTAAATTAACGTATTGCTCGACTTCTTCTATTGTGTTATAGGGTAATTCATCACCACTATGTAAAGTAATAACAACTTTATCACCCTCTAACCTACTAATCCACCAAAATTTCCCTTCTTCTGTTGTAACTGGACCCAATTTAACATCACCCCTATTTAAATCAGACAATGACAGGTCATATTCTACTTCTAATTCCTCTAGATTATTTTTTCTATAAACACATCTCTTACCTAGAATAAAATCAATAGTATAGGTAACCTCACCCCTAGCCCAATCAAAATCATCAGATTCACTTAAATACTCAAAATAAGGTTCGGCAGCTTTTTTATAGACACCATTATTATATTCGTGTTCTTCTGTGAATAATACAGTATCACCATCATTAGGGTTTAAAGCAATACTTTTTATTGTATATATTTGACCAGGATTATAAGCGGCACCACCATATTCATGAGAAGTAGACGAACGAGTAAAACCGGGTTTACAAATAAATTTATCCCCCACTTTGGGCTCCCATTTATCTGAAACTTTATCTATCCAATTAAGATCCTCAAAATCGTTAACCTCTTCTTTTATAATCTTACGTAGATTCATATTAATAAATATCACTACTTAGTTGAAGTTTAATTCATATTTATAATTACCACAATCCCAAATACGTAAATAACCTAATTCTTCCATAATTTGTATTTCAGTTTTATTTTTATCATAACCTTTTTTAACTAAAACATCTTTTCTAAAATTATATCTATGGTACCTCCTGTCATCACCCATGGTATACCAATAATTAGGTTTAGTTTCGGATATTAAATTAAAACCCATTTTTTTATATAAATTTTCTTCATTTATTGTCCATCTTTTATCAGCATAACTTATAATTCTACTTGGATTATATTTTTTTATAAAGTATTTTAATAATCTAGACCCTATTCCTACAACATTTTTTGAAGCAAATCTAACCAATTCAAAAGTACCTTCCTCATTACTAGAACCTAAAACTTTTCTTAAATCTGAAAAGGTCATAACCGCAACCAATTTATTTTCATAAAAAGCACCTATTTTATATTTTGATTTATCAGCCCCTTGTATATGATTTTCTTTTAAAAATTCATCTTTCTCTTTTGAATTTATTTCTTTTATAACACATTTACGTGCATATATTTTTTCTTCAGAACTTTTTAAAATATGTTTAATTTTATTTTTAACAATTTCTTTATTTTTAATCCATTCGTCAGAAAATATATGACATAATTTTACACCATATGTTTTAGCTAAAATTTGTTTATTTAAATGATAATTTTTATCCTTACCCATTTTTTCTGAATGCCAAAAAAGACCATTATATTCAAAACCAATATTTAGTTCAGGGATAAAAATATCTATTTCAGTACCATTTAAAGTTTTCTTATGATTATTAATAACAGTAAATCCTAGGTCTTTTATGTATTCTAAAATTTCTTTTTGTGCTTTAGATGTAAAATTATTTTCTATGTTAACTCTACCTTTTTCTAGATATTTTTTACACTCATCTTTAAAATCTTCAGAAAAAACTTCACCATATTTATCTTTATAATCTTCTGGTGAAATATTATGTGATTTTAAATGTGTGTTTGATATTGACCTAAATGGTTGTCCACAAATTTTACAATCAATAAAAGATTTAGAGTTATTTAAATCTATTTTTTCCTCTTTTAAATTTATTCTAACACTGGGATAGTAATCAAAAAAATCTTTTAGATTATTAAAATCATGTTCTTTAATATGTCTAGTGATAAAACCACCATAATTATTAATATCATTAGTTTTCCATTCACATATTGGACAATACCATTTCTTTTTTTCTTCTTTATTTTCTAATTCAAAATAATCTTCATACCATAATTTACCTGTGGTATTTGTTATCATATTTCTTTTATAAAGAGTTGGTGGTTCTATATTATAAACTTCTTTTAAATGTATTAGTACATATCCAGACCTATTTAAAACGTCTTTTATTATTTTATTTGTTTTTTTACATTTAAGAACTTTATTTTCATAAATTGAGTAATCTATTTCTTTTACAAAATGTTTTTTTTGACCACCTTTTTTATTTAGTTCTATACCATTCTTAAATAAAATATCTTTAACTTTTAGTTTACCTATTTTAAAATGTTTACATATGTCATTAATAGACATTTTTTTTTGAGTGTATAATGTGATAATATCTTGTTCCATATTAATAATTATACCTTACTTAGGTTTAAAAATCAATAGTTTGGTTAAATTAATTATTATCTCTTAGGGTATTCTTTAATCATGTTAATTATTGATTTTTTGTGTAAATTCTCATTTTTAATAAACTTAAAATACCTTCTTTTTCTACCGGCATTGAATATAACTACATTTGGGAAGTGTTTTAAAACTTCTTCTTTTTTAGCTGTTCCTATCATTTTTCTTATGTGTCTTTGATTATAAATTTTCCCATCAATCTTATAACCGTATCTAATTATTTCTTTACCGTTATTCTTCATATTACCATCCATACACCCAACGTAATGCCATCCTAACGATTGGTAAATGGTTCCGATCTCCCCAGCGTTAGGATCAACAGTAGCGGATACTATTTCATATTCAGTATTATATTTTAACCAATTTAAAGTTTTAGATATCATAAATGAGGCTGTATTTTTTGGTGTCCACCACAAACAAACACCTCTACTTAATTGAATGATTTTTCCTGAGTACCCATATTTATCCCACACACCTATATTATCACCATATTCAGGTTGATAAGCAACAACACCCCCTAAAACTTCATCATCACCAACCTTAAAATAAATACCAAAGTAGTATTTAGTGTATTTAGGTAGATAACCTAACCATTCATATTCATTTATAATTTTTTCACATATAAATCTAGTTATAGGTTTTACAACACAATTTTTTAATGAAACTTTTGTGTAATCAAAATTTATTTTTTCTTTTTCGTCTATTTCTTTTTCTAATCTTATCCTATATTGGTGTGCTAATATTTTACTACCCTTTGATAAATTTTCTTCACCCCACAAAGGCCTTAAATTTCTTAATGACCAACATTCTTGAAATTCATCATCACCCATTGATTGTATATTAAATTTAGACATTGGGGTTATGTGGTCAACATGCCATTCACCATAATTATCCCATGTCATACCATTTGAAAATTGTTTTTCTAAATGTGACATTAACTCTTTTAAAGTGTAAGGTAAAAGATCAAAAGTGTTTTTATATTTTTTTATATTACGTTCTTTTAAACAAGTATAAACTGCTGTACGTGTGTATGAACTTAATCTATATTTAGGGTCATTGTCTTTTTTATTTTTTTCATATATCCTCTTTTTTTCATTTAATTTTTCTTTATTTTTTTCTCTCCATTTTGTGTGATATTCCCTGAGATGGGTCCTATTATCTTTAGACCACATACTTGATCTATCCAATATTCTCTCTTTATTTTTTTTATAATATTTAGAGTCAGAAATTTTTTTACCACCTAAATATCTTCTACCTGGTGTGTCAAGTTCAACATTATTTTCTTTTAAAGTTCTGTTAATTATAGATTTATGGTAGTTAAACATTTTACTTAATGTTGGTGTACCTATACTTTCTTCAGTATATAATCTTATAATTTCTTTTATTTCATTTTCAGGTATAATTATTTTCTTAGCCATTTTATCTAATATTTATAAATAAATATAACCATATTATCTAAAATTTAAATAATTTATATAAAAAAAAAGAGGGACCGAAGTCCCTCTCTATGTTAAAAATCGTTTAATTAGTTAAAATTAACGTAATTCTCTAACATCAAATGTACGTAAACCGTCTACACGGATATGTCCGTAGAACCTGTTATTAACCATCTTTTTAGCATATCTGGTCATTATCCCCTTTACCGGTACAAAGTTAAACGGATTATACATTGTAGGTGTTAATTGTAGAGGTACATAAGGAGCGTAGATGTAACCTGTATCTAACAATGATTTACCTTTATGACCAATCAATACAGAGTATGCTGGTGCGTAAGGGTCACGGTAGATAGTATAACGTCCTTGTAATGAACCTACTCTTTCAATACCCATGTTGTACTGATCTTGCTCAGGAGAAGCGTTAGATACGTGGAAGTACTCTAGGTCATCGAATACAGCAGAAACTTCAGAAGAAACAACTACCCAGTTAGCACCTCCTCTCAGGGTAGCTTTGTGGATTTGTGCTGATACTTGGTTGATAGCCGTCATCAAAGTTTGATTCCACTCTTTTTGAGTGTATGCTGTAGATTGAGGAAGTCTCTTCCATCCGTTGTAATCCCAACGTAATTGCCATGCCGCACCTTTTCTTAAGTCGATTAAGATTTCACGGTCAATTTCAGCTGCAACTTGCTCAGACAATAAAGCTGTTAATTCAGCTTCAGCGTCAATGTTATGGAATGCTGATACGTCTTGAGCTAGTTCAGGAGTCCATGTAGCTCTTAATTTTCTTTCAGTAACCGATACTGTTACAGATTGAAGTTCGAAAGAAACTTCACCCATTTGAGATTCCATCTCTAGGTCAGCGTAAGTATGCCAAGAAATTAAGAAATCACAATCTGAAACTGTTGTTCCTGTATAATCAGCACCTGTGTAACCATCAAATCTTGCAGTGTCACAAGAAATACAAGCTGGGTGAGTTAAATCTAATTCGATGTATAATTTACCATCAGCTGAACAGATATCACCGTAGTTAACAATACCTTTTCCGTATCTTTGTGTAACGATTCTGAAAGGAACGTCACCACCTGCTGCGATAATTGTATTACCATCAGAGTCAAGAATTGCTCCGTTAGCAGATACTCTTAAAGACGCTAAGAAAGCTTCAGTATCCATTTCGTTTCCGTCTGGACCAGTTAATCTTCCTGCATCTGTGTTGTTAAATCCTTTAACTTCAACGATTTGAGTTCTTAATGAACCATCAGCTGCAGCTGGAGATTTTCCAGGAGTGAATTCGTTACCTGTAGAACAAGCTGTCCAAGTAACACAAGTACCCGTACCAACTTTAACAGTGATTTGACCTTTAGATTGATCAAACATTCCATCACTATAAAATCTATCGTAAAGATTTTTTAAACAATCAGAGAAAGTTGCTAAATCACAACCGTTAGCGTCTTGTACACATGTAGAAATAAACATGTCAGG